TCTACTTTCAATTTTTCTTTTATTTGTTTGTTAATAAATGAGTTGACTTTACCTGGATCTAAATCTTTTTGGTCACATAGATGTATTATTGCGTCCATATAAGATATCTTTTCTTTTCTTACACATGCCTCTATCTCTATTGAGAAAGATTTACTATTCATTTTCATCATTAATTATTTACCTTTATGTCTGACCTATCAAACGTATGATACATGATACAAGTAGATTCACCTGTAGGTATATCAACAGTAGCTATAATCTGATCGTCTTTAGAATACATTACAATCATCATTACAGGCTCACCATCAGGTCTTGCACCTGCTCTACCTAAACTTGCGTTCTCTAATATAAAACCTTTGTTTGTTATGAATTTGTGTACATAGTCCGGGTGTCCACATATAACAGGCATTTCACTTGGTGCTAAGTTAGTATTATTTTGATACGTTTCCTCTGATAAGGCTATTGTACTTATTAGTACAAATAGGAGGATTAATTTTTGCATTACACTTTATCTTTATTAAGTTTCTCATAGTATTTATAAAAGTCTTGTATGGCTTTTCCTAGATTTTCTTCATATGGTTTTCTTTCTTTAATGTAAGGAACCATAGAACCATCTTCACCTGCAATTAGAACAACCAATTGTTCAATAGGTTTACCATATAATTCTTCGTACATAATAGCATAAGCACAAGTTTGTAAAAAGTAATTCTCAATCCAAGATTCTTGGCGTTCTTTGTTCGCTGTCTTGAAATCAATTACTGACAACTTACCATTGTATTCTGCAATACAGTCCACTTGTCCAGCAATAGTTAACTTCTTACTGTACATAATTGTTTCTAAACAATGTATGTTATTAATTTGGTCTACGTATGGTTTGATTAGTCTGAACATGCCTAAAGGTAATACACTTCTCTCACTAGGTGTTTCGCCTTTTAGATACTGTTCAATTAGATTGTGGGTTGCTGTACCACGGTTGGCTGCTCGTCTCATTTCCCAATTAGCAACATCTTCACCAATACTGTCTCGCCATTTTTGAAGACCTGCTTTCTTTTGAATACCAAGTACTGTAGTTATTGACGGATAATGTTTACCATCTACTTCATAAAATCTGAAGCCGTCTATTCTTTTACCCTTTGTTTTAGGCAAAGGTGTTTTGTCTAGTTCTATAAATTTAAATTTGCTCATAATATACTTATTCTATCACTTTCCAGTTGATTTGTCAACCCTCGTTCATACCATTTTAAGTTGATCTATACAACTGTAAATGGTCGTTAATTAATTCGCTAGAGTTTCTTAACTCGTCACGCTTTGCCTTTCAATTAGGATCGTATGACTCATAACAGGTTTTACCACTTTCATTTCTGTAAGCACGTAAAATTTGTTTTCTATTGTCTTCAGCCTTATAAGAGCAGTGAATCCACCCACTGTTAGGTTCATCTAAATTGTGGTATTCCAGAATCATCTGGTCAAACTCTAGGTTATCTGATATCCATTTACATAGTTCAGCGTTGGACAATCCAAAGATTTCAAAATCGGCCGCCTCCGCTTTAGCATGCTGTGAATTTTTACTTGAGCCTATGGCTTCACACAACTCTACTGATCTGTACCCACTAGACACGGTAACTACCTTGCCATAATGGTCTCTTATTGGTTGTAATACTTTTTCACATAACAGTTTTAACTTGTTGATTTGATCTTCGTTAGGATTATTATTAATACCTTTACGATCAGCTGTTTGTGAAGCTGTAAGTTCTTTTAAACTAAAATTATTACTTAATTTCATTTTATCCTCTCGTTATTTTTAACACTTTGTCTATTTGTGCCTTGATGATTGGACCTCTGTTAGGCCAATGTATGTAAGGTTCTGTTGTCTTACTTAAATTATATAGAAACGGTAATATTACTTTTTCTAACTCTTTGAATTTAGCTTTAGTATCTTCATCTGTTATTTCTTTAGTAATAGTATCTTTTTCTGCCACTATCTGCATTACTTCGTTCATCATGGACTTGATAGATGATACGTCTTGTTTAACCTTTGATATTTCTAAACTAGCATTGTCCATTGCTTTTGTATCAACAACTGGTGTTTCTTGTTTAGGTGGAGCTTCTACTGCTGTAACTCCAAAATCTTCTACAAGGTCAAAACCTCTCATGTAATCTGGTAAATCTTTTGTCGCCATTATTTTTTCCCCTTTGCTTGTCTTTTTAGGTGTTTTTGTACAACTTGTCTTGTTGCAATTTCTTTAGATGATCGGCTTCTATATCTGTCTGCCAATGCACTAGTAGGGTGTGCCTCTGCTATACGTGATAGATTGTCTTTCCAACCACCATCGTTCTTCATATTGACACCCATTACACCACCTGATATATTTAGTACCTGTGGTACTTGTGTTATGTGCTTATTCTTCTTCATATAAGCCTCCATTTCTGCAATGGTCATCATTTCTGTAAATTCTTTTTTAGTTCTTTTATTTCTAAACGTGTATATTGGCATTTGCAATTCCTATAACTCTATTTAATAATTCACCTAATCCATTTTGTCTTTGCATAGTAAGTAATTCTTTTATTCCTAATGGTGTAAAACTGTCTACAGTTAAATTAGCAACGTCTTCACACTTCTCACCATTAACTATATCAGTTACCAATTTAGCAGTACCTTTTGTTATATGAGAATCACCATCAGCATGATATATCATACAACCATCTTTAGGGTCTTTCATACCAGTTATCCATAGTCTACTAGCACAACCATGTATTCTATTTGCTTCTGTTTTTAACCATTCTGGTAATGGTTTAACTTCTTTTGCTTTGTCTACTAGATAATGAAGTCGGTCATGTCCTTCTAACATATGTAAATTTTCACCTGTTTCTTTAATTTTATCTAGTATCATTTGTTCTTAAAATATTTATTTAATCTATCTGGTTCGTCTCTATGTTTATTATCTGGATCCATACTATCTTTTTTATCTGTTATAACTGGCCATTGTCTTGACCACTTATCGTTAAATGCAATCCACTTTTGTCCTTCTTCTTCCATGTCTGATAGTATTGCTCCTTCAGGACACTCTGGTTCACATACACCACAATCAATACATTCATCTGGATTGATCACTAACATATTCTCTCCTTCATAAAAACAATCTACAGGACAGACCTCAACGCAATCAGTGTGTTTACACATGATACACTTATCATTAACACTGTACGCCACTATTATAGATTTTTAAGTGATGATAGTTTATCTTCAGCAGTAGCCAATGCCTCTAACTTTTTTTCAGCAGTAACAACATAATCTATATGCTCTGCAACACCAATAGGTTTATCCATAAAAAGTTTAAGATCAGCTTTTGCCACTTCAATATCGCCTTCTAATTTTTTTATCAATGCGTCTTTAATCATTTTTCTTTTCTCTCCTTTTAACGTATTTAAAAAAGTCTTCATCTTGAAAGTATTCAGCAATATGGTTTGCTGGTACTTGATCACTTTTTATACAATCGTATAAATCAGAATACTCACTTTTTTTTATTTTTTTTCTTTTCATTTAAAATTCTTCCATAGTTCGGCCAACCAAATTTGTCTGGTGATTCTCCTACATATCTCCAACGGATAACTCCTGTATTAGGATTTCTCTCGTATATTTTTTCTTTTGATTTAGCCATTATTCTTTACTATATATAATTTCTTCCTCTGTCTTATCCTGTGGTATACTATTGTCACCTTGTATTTCTAAATTAGCAAAAGGGTCTTCAACTGTAAGTGTAGCAACATTTTCATATGTAACCTCTACATCTGATAGTCCTTCTCTTAAAATTTTTTCTTCGTCTAATGTCAAAGGTCTTATTTGATTTACGTCCATTGCCATGTATCTATCTTCTCTTTCTTTTTTCTATTGTATTTCTTTTTAGATTCTACAACTTTTGGTTTATATTTTGGTGTTCGTACTTCTTTAGCAATAGGGTTTTTCTTTTTGCCAAAAATTTCATTCCATCTATTTCTATAATGGTCATCTGATACTCTACTACGACCATCAAATTTAAATGTAGTTTTACTTGTT